CTCATAATTTCAAATACCCTCCTGCTATTTTATATCACTTTGGAAAGCGATAGCTTTCCCAAGAATATGCACCTCATCCAGTTCTTCGTTCTGAAAAATCAGATCTTCATACGCGGGATTGTCAGCCTTAAGAATAAGAAGTCCTTTGTCCTGGTAATAATAGAGCCTTTTTAATGTAGCATCGCTGTCGCTGTTCACTACGACGGCGGCAATCTCACCATTTTCGACCATATCTTGCTGCCGGATGAATACAATATCACCGTCAAAAATTCTGGCTCCTGTCATGCTGTCACCAACAGCTTTCAGACAAAAGTCGGCTTTTATGTCTGTTCCAGACATTACATAGCTTTCCCTATCTTCATTTGTATATTTTGGAATACCACAGGCAATCTCTCCGAGCATAGGAAATCGTTTCAGCTCTAGTGGGAAGACGTTGGACAGGATTTTATTGGTGTTTGGATTTCTTTTTTCTTCCCAGCCCATCAAATATGCAACAGAAGTATCTAAAACACGAGCAAACTCTACTACCTTACTTTGAACAATATCATTGGTTCCTGTCTCAATTTTAGCAATGGAAGACTTATTTTTATAACCAAGTTTTGTGGCAAGCTCTTCCTGGGTTATGCCAAGCTCTTCACGGCGTGCGCGTATCCGGCGGCCAATCTCTGCCAAAGGTGCACCTTCTTTCCTTGTTATTATAGGATCACTATACCATAAAGTTTATTTAAAATCAATTATTTTTGAAAAAAAATAAAAAAAGAGTTGACTTAAAGGAAACAAGGTGATATAGTACAAATAGATGATTTAAAATCATCAAGGAGGTGATAAAAATTGACAAATACGAAATTATTAAGGAGTATAATCGACAAAAAAGGATTGAAGATGAAATACGTGGCAGAGAGAATGGGCCTTTCTGCATACGGATTTCAGCTTAAAGTAGAGAATAAAAAAGAATTTAAAACCAGTGAAGTGACAGCTTTGTGTGACATTTTAGAAATTGAATCGTTGGAGCAGAAAGAAAAAATTTTTTTTGCCAAGATAGATGATTTAAAATCATCAAAAGGAGAAGAGAAGGAGGTGGTGTAAGTGGTAATAAGGGAGTTAGCAGAGAAAGTACGGAGAAAAGTAGACAATGGGGAGATGACCATAAATGAAGCAAGAAAGAAGTTTGGCCTCTCCCCGATTGATGGATGCGACGTATTGCTTACCAGAGCTCGATCCGATATGAATGAGGCTCCTGCCGATGACGGTCACTTATCAAAAACATAGGTTGGCATGGCATAGATAAATCGGCGCAAACAGAGAGCAGAAGATCATGAAAATGCGACAATTCTATGTCTATGCGAAAATAATCCTTTAACACATGATAAAACTCAATGGAGTCGATCACATTATTATTCTCTCCGGCGAACACGAGATTGTATTTGTCCATGAGGCTTTGAGGATTATCTCCAGAAAAGGATTGACTTGCTGCTTTTAGCTCGGAGAGAGCAGCTTTGATAGAGTTTTCAATATTATCCATAACGTTCTCCTTTCTTTATATACTCGGCCCTGGCGGGGACCTGTAAGAGGAGTATAGCACAGAAAGGAAGGAAAAGGAAGAACTGGAGGAGCCAGGGAAGGAGGTGGTGTAAGGTGAATATTACGGAAGCGGTAAGAGAGGCCATAGAGACAGGAAAGTGTATCGCCAGAGAAAGCGTTGAAGGAGAACCGGGGAAGTCATATCGACAGACAAGAATCCGTCCGACAAATTCATATGCGAATTGCATTATATGTACATATGACATGAACGGAGAAGAGATCCACCACTGTCGAAACTGGAATCCGTCAGCGGAGGATCTCCTGGCAGACGATTGGGTGCTAGTTGATTAAGAGAGTCATGTAAGCAATTCCGTCTGCAGGCTGAATAGTGACCAGCCCGGATTTTTCCAAAAGATATAATCCTTGATTTATAGACTCATCGGATTCTTCTGGAAACAGGTCACGAAAATAATCGAAATCAAAAGATTCCTTTTGGGTCGCGGAAAATGCGTTGCGCATTGCGTGCAAAGCTTTTTCAGATAAAATTTGAGGACTCATATTAACACTCCTTTCTGAATACTCGGCCCGGCCAGGGGCCTGTAAGAGGAGTATAGCACAGGAAGGAAGAAAAAGGAAGAATCGGCGGAGCCAGGGAAGGAGGTGGTGTAGGGTGCTCAGAAAGATATACGAGGAGCTGAAGATGATCCGTCTTGAGCTCCAGGCCATCCGAAACGGCATGGAGCCCAAGGCAGATATAGAGATTATTGGTCGTCAAGCTCAAGAACGTCTGAAAGAACTTTGTTCAAAGCCTTTGCTGTAACTTGAGGAAAGAGGTGATATGGTGGTTGCGATTATTGTATACATATTAATCGGCATAGTACTGCTGGCAATAAGTGTGGTGGTCGGAACAATACGTAGAGAAATTGTTGATAACGAGACACTGATAACGTGGGTCCTGACAGGTGCCACCGTAGCAGTGGCTTGGCCATTGGCAGTAATATTAGGCATACTGCTCTTACTATGCTACGGGATCTACAGGTTGATAAATTACGCAAAGGAGATATCAAGAAATGAATAAATCAAGGATCGCAAAAATTTTGGCTGTGGCTGCCTGCATTGCTACGCTTTCCGGATGCTCAGAGGCAGCCAAGGTATCTTATAACCTGTCGCAGGAGGCGGATAACTTTAACGACATCCGGCAGGTAACAGTGATCAACTGTCTGCAGGGAGACGTCCTTTTCCAGATGACAGGGAAAATGTCTATCACAGCAGATGTGAGTGATAACCAGCTGGAAGTAGTTGTGGAAGACGAAAATGGAGAATACAAAAAGCATTTCATAGGTCTGTCGGATAACGTGACCTACGTGGTAGAAGATATCACAGCTGGAGACGTGGAAAAGTACAAGTATACTCTTAATTTCAACCCGAAAATGTGGCTTCCGGTTGAAACCGAAACAATAGATTGAAATAAGCCCTTCGGGGCTTTGGACCCGTAGCTCAGCGGAAGGAGCGTCCGGCTATAGACGGAAGGACCTGGGTTCGAATCCCAGCGGTTCCATTACAGATGCGCAACTGTAAAGATGTACAACCAGTCAATCATAAGATCCCACAAAGGAGGGATTCTGTGGATATTGAAAAAATCATTAAAGTGGCGCTGGAGCTGCTGGCGGAGCAGGAGGGAGTAAAGATAGATTATACCCTCACGCGAAAAGATGAGCTGAAGGAGCCGGCAGAGGCGCAGGAGGCCACCGCGTAAGCGGGGCCGGGAAGGACAAGCATGAAGAGAAGAATAGAGATATTTCTGGAATTGATTGCCATGGCCATTTCGGTGTATGGCTGTATATTCGGATGGGCGGTGCTGCTATGGCTAATAAAATGAAGGGAGGAAAAGTAGTGAAATACGTGTTGATTATACTGATGATCGCTGTATTGTTGCTGATCTGGTCTATCACTGTGGAGGCGGAACAGAGTCAGCTGGAAGAATGGAGGGACTACATAGAAATTGTGGCCGCAGATTATAACATCTGCCCTGAGCTTATAGAAGCGGTTATTGAGCGGGAGAGCAGCTGGCGGACGGATGCTGTGAACGGGACCTGCATCGGCCTGATGCAGATTAACCCGGAATACCATGCGGAGAGGATGGAGCGCCTGGGTGTGGAAGACCTTCTGGACCCATACGACAATATTCTGGTAGGCACGGACTTTCTGGCAGAACTATTCCGGGAATACAGCGACATCTATGCAGTCCTGATGTATTACAACGCTGGGTATGACGGCCTGCGGGCATGGCGGGCCGGGGAATACAGCGATTATGCTGTAGAAGTGGCAGAACGGTCCGCGGAACTGGAGAGGGAGCATGGGAAGTGAGGATTATGGAAGCAAAACTGAGAGGGTACATGGACGAATTGGAGGCTGGTTCCATGTGGGATTGCAAACAGATATATGATTGGATGTTTGGGGCGATTGATTTTTCCCGGCGCATCGGATTGATAGAAGAGCAGGTGGAAAATGTGTTGAAAGAAGAGCTTGAGCGGCGGTTTGAGGCCATGCGGGAAAAGCTCAGGGAGGCACAGGCATGAAATATACGCAGAGGAACCCAAACGGGGAGAGCTTCCGGATTCCGATAGAACGGTTTGGAGATTTTGAGATCAAACAGTTTGGCCCTACGGTAGCCATGTTTGGCGACATTGTAGACCGCCTGGGGAGATATGAGGAAGCTCTGACGGTTGAGGAGGCGGAAGCCTATGCCCGCAGGAAATGAAAAATGCCTTCCGGTTGCAGCCGGAAGGCAAAGTCTAAAGCTCAAGTGCTTACCAAAAATGTACATAAATAGTATAGCACTTAAGGGCTCGAAAATCAAGTAAAATCAGGGGTTTCGGCCCTTTTTCTCACTTGATATAGGGATTAAACTTAGACGATCTGGAGGGTGCTATGCCATACATCAAAAAGACATACCGGTACAAAAATGTAATAGAGGTTGAGAGGGTGCATGCCGGCCGGATGGGGAAGGGAGGCCGCCGGGAGAAGCGGAGACTGCCGACGCCGGAGGAGATGGAGAAAATCAATGAACGGAATGTGATCCGGAAGCTCCGGCGTCTCATCCATGCGAACTTTGAGCCAGAGGACCTCTGGCTGACGCTTACATACCGGCGGGAAAGCCGGCCGACGCCAGGCGAGGCAGAGAAGGAGCTGCGGCGATACCTGAACCGCCTCCGGACGGCCTGGCGAAAGCAGGGAGCAGAGCTGAAATATATTGTGGTGACAGAGTATATGAACAAGGCCATACATCACCATATAATTCTGAACGATTTGCCGAATTGCGCCGGCGCAAAGCTGGCGGCGCAGAAATGGAAGGCGGGCGGGACGCACTGCAAATTCCTGTATGAGGACGGGGAATATGAGCTGCTGGCAGCCTATATCGTGAAAGAGACGAACAAGAGCTTCCGGGACCCGGATAATCCGGCTAAGTGCCGCTATAGCCGCAGCCGCAATCTGGTGGAGCCGCAGCCGGAGCGTCGAATAATGAAGCGGGATGACTGGCCGGAAGAGCCGCGGCCGCCAAAAGGATTCTGCCTGGACAAGCAGAGCCTGCATAACGGGATCAACCGTATGGGATATAAATATCAGTACTATCGGCTGCTCCGTCTGCCGGGGCAGCACAGGAAGAGAGGAAAAGGACATGGAGATAAGAGAGGGAAAAATAAGAATAAACCGTAAGGAGATGCGGGAAATTAAGCGGATGGACCACCAACAGCTGGAGGACAAGCTGACAGAAGCCTATGCCCGGGGACATTACCTGGCGGCCCGGAAATGGCAGCAGGCCGTGGAAGAGACGCTGGACCAGACCAAGGGTATCGGACCGAGCCGGAAAGAGCTGTTCCTGGAGCGGCTGAAGCTGAAAATCCGGGAAGATAGAAGCCCGTCCGCGTAGAGTAATTACTGAACAGGAAGGGGATCGGAAATGGATCAGGTAAGAATATATCTCCTGACTCTGCGAAAGCAGCCCAGCCGCGGGAAGGGGTATTATGGATATCGGCTGGAATTCGTCGGCAAAAATGGAAAGCTGCATGAAAAGGAAGTGTTCGGGGAGGAAGAAGACATCACGGCCAACCAGCTGGCACTGGTGGCCATGTACAGAGCCTTCGAAGAACTGAAGAAACCGTGTGAGGTGGAAGTATTCACGGACAGTCTGTATCTGCGGGGAAACTTTGTGGCGAACCTGCAGAACTGGACGTTGAACAGCTGGCTGAATGCGAAAGGAGAGCCCGTGGCCAATGGCGGACTGTGGCGCAGGCTGGAGGAGATTACGCAGCCCCATGCGATCCGATTTGACACATCGTATATGTGGCCGGCGCGGGCCCGGATGACGGACAGGCTGCAGCGGATGAAGATGGAGAACGCATAGGAAATGGTGACAAATTGTCACCAGATGAAAGAAAGGAGATAGAACATGTGGGGAAGATTTGGAGAATTTGATTCTGCCGAGGAAATCAACGAGCTGGCAGTAAATCTGAGAAAGGAAGGAGACGCAGACAGCCTGAAGGCGCTGGCCCGGGAGAATGGAATTGATCCGGATCTTGCGGAAGCGTTTCTGGACGGAGAACTGCTGTACCTGTGTGATGACATGGCGGCCGCCATCGGGAAAATTGAGATTGAGGCTGCAGAGCTGAAGCCCGTGGAGATTATGGTAGACTGGGTGGAATACCTGAAGGCGCGTTGCTTCGAGGATGCGGAGACAGCCCGGGCGGTCCGGCGGAAGGGGAAGAGCCTGAAGAGCGCCATTGCGGCGCTGCTGACCTGGAGCTTCAAAAATCAGCAACCGATAGACAAAGACATCATCAAGGCAGCAGGAGTCAGCGCGGGGAAAGTCACGCTGGGAATCCCGGGAATGGGCAGGGCGAAGCAGCTCATGGCGGAGTATTACCTGGGAGGCGGCCGGAAATGAAATATAAAAGCATAGAGAAAATACCATACTTGACGCTTCCTGCATGCAGCAGGAAAAAAGACGCGAAATATGTCTGTGTGACTGACATCATAGAGGTGCAGCAGGAGAAGCATCTGTTTCTGGAAATCTATCGGAATAAAAAGACAGACAGGGAGATTCCGGTGGCCCGGGTTGTACTGGCAGAAAAGGATTACAGCACATATTTTCCAAAACAGGCATCCTGGAGCGGGAAACAGCTTGAAGGAAACAGCTGGGATGACGACGGCATACTGGAGAAAATAGAACCGAAGTATAGAAGCCTTGGAGGCGTGGAAAAGAATTTTGTTCTTGCGTCTCAGAAAGATCGGGACAGAATAGAAACGTACTGCCAGGGAATTACGGTTTGGAAAAAAGAAAACTGGTGGGATTTCGTAGACAAAAAGCAGGAACAGATCCGGACGGACCGGAACTATAAGAGCTGGAAAAGAAAACAGGAACGCAGGCAGCAGGCATTGAATGAGCGTGCGGCGGCCACGCCGGAGCTGCCAGAACAAAGAATTATTGAATATGCAGAAGGGAGCCTTTTCCACCATAAGCATTACCTATATTACAAGAAGCATGGATGCAGGGCGAGGATAATCTGCTCGTCCTGCGGACAAGCAGGGGATTGGAGGTGGAAGCCGGGGATATCCTATGAGAGCCAGCTGGAAAGCATGATGGAAGAGCCAAGACATGGCTATTATGGAAGCTGCCCCATGTGTGGAGCGGGAGTACAGTATTTTGCGGCAGGGAAAGCAAAAACGCGCGAGAGAGAAAAGAAGTATCTGTTTCTCGGACAGAAATACAAAGAAAATGGAATGCTGATCCGGTACATCGATGTGGAAAAAGAATGGAATCTGGAACTGGCATATGACAAGACGGGGATGGTAATGATGGCAGCAGGAGAGACGATAAGCGGGATAGAAATAGCCAGGGCATATTTTGAGCCGAAAAAAAAGATGCAGATAGATTTCCACAAGCACAATTATTACGATGGCAAAGATTTTTGGGACGACTGCAACCTGTCAGGGAATTCAAACATCACCATCCGGGAAGCCGGGGTAATGCCGGAAACATATCAGGCCCTGAAAAATTGCTACCTGCGGTACAGCGCACTGGAACAATTCCAGAAGGCAGCAGGAGACGTGCAGGTGATTGATTACCTGGAAAGATACATCCAGACTCCGCAGATAGAGATGTTGGTAAAAATGAATATGATACAGATTGTGAAAAGACTGGTGAGGTGCAATTACGGGATTATAGCAGATGAGAAAGCGGACCGGATGGAGCAGTTTTTGGGAATTCGAAAAGAGAGAATCAGGATGCTCGCGGATGCGGGAGGAAACACAGAACTGCTAAACGTTCTGAAACAGGAAAAAAGACTGGGGGATACGTGGACGGAGAAGCAGATCGGGAAAATGAAAGAACTGGAAAGCGGCGCCAGGAATCTGAACATAAGCATTGCATTAAAATACATGACACTCCAGAAGATGCTGAATCGGATAGGAAAGTATGCAGGATGCGAATACGGCTCAGGGTGCAGCGAAGCTGTGAGAAGGCTGTGTGACACAGCACAGACGTATCTGGATTATCTGGAAATGAGGGAGAAACTGGGATATGACCTGAATAATTCTGTATATCAGTATCCGCGGGATTTACAGGTGGCGCATGACAGAATGGTATTTGAGCAGGACAAAGAGGAGATAGACAAACGTGTGCAGGAGGCAGAAGAAAAGTTCCCGAATATCCGGAAGAAATACCGGAAGCTTCGAAACCGGTACTGTTACGAGGATGATACCTATACGATTCGGCCGGCATGTTCCGCTGGCGAAATTGTCATAGAGGGAAGAATTCTGCATCACTGCGTAGGAAGAGATACATACCTGGAAAAGCACGACAAGGGGATCAGCTATATATTGCTGCTGAGATTCCGTAAGAAGCCAAAAGAGCCATACATCACGATAGAAATTCAGGCAGAGAACGGGAAAATCCTGCAGTGGCATGGCGCTTATGACAGGAAGCCAGATCAGGAGCATATGCAAGAATGGATTAAACGATATGCTGTATGGCTGAAAATGGGCGGGAATGCAGCAGGAGAAGAGCCGGATATACGGATACGGGCCACGGCATAGGAAAGGAGAGGACGATGGAGGAATATACACAGATTACGCTTACGGAATGGCTGAGCTGGAAAGAGGACATCCGGAAGAAGCTACAGGAGACAGCCGGGAACTTTGTGCATATCGGGTACCGTTTGAAGCAGATACGGGATTCCGGGATGTTTGATGGCTGCCAGGACATTTTTGAGTTTGCACAGAAAGAATATGGCCTAAGCAAGTCCACAGTCAGCCGATTCATCGCCATTAACGAGAAATTTTCAGAAGGCGGAAATTCTTTGGAGTTGCGCGCCGAGTTCAGAGGAATAGGAAGCAGCAAACTGTCAGAGATGCTTACTCTCCCGGATGCGGACTGTATGCTCATCACGAAACGGACCACAGTGAAGGAGATCCGGGAACTGAAGGAATTCAACCGCCAGGAGGTACCGGTGGAGGAGCTGGAGGAAGTGGAAGCAGAGCCTGTTGCGACGTCGCAACAGAATCCGGGAGATATAGTGAATACTGAAGCGGAGACCGATCCGGGGGAAGCAGAAGAGCCGGCGAGGCAGCAGGAGCAGGAACGGGATGTCAAAGCAGAAAGTCGTATATCCTACACGCCGCTGCAAAAGTGCATCATAGACTTTTTCGGCAACAGTGCCAGGAGACAGGGCCTGTGCCAGATCATGGACATTCTGACAGGCGAAGTGACAGAAGACAAGCTTAAGACTGCGGCAGAGGCGGCCAATCCCGGGGACTACTACACGCATAAGAAGGGGCTGGTGTTCCTGTTTTTGTATGACTGGAACCAGGGCGTGAAGTATAAACTGATGACGGCGCCGGAGCCGATATCCATGTCGTGGCCAGAATTTTTAAGGGAGATCCAGGACATATACCTGCAGGCATACGTCCTAAATCCGGAAGACGTATGGAGCGAGTTCTATGACAAAAAATCAGAACGGATGCAGGAAAAACCGGAACAGATACAGGAAAAACCGGAACGAATAGCGAAAAAAACAGAACAGATACCGGAAAAAGGAGAGAAAGATGGAACAGAAGAGCGTGGAGCAGATTCTGAAGGAACTGGAGAAGAGCCGGAGAGGCAGCAGGATGCCATCGAGCGGGAAGCCGAAGCGGCGCCGGAGGGAGAGACGGCAGGAGAGGTCACGGCAGGAGAAGCCCAGACGGCCGGAAGAGAAGAGCCGGAAAGCTGTTGCGACGTCGCAACGGAGAACCCGGGAGAAGTAGTAAAAACTGAAGCGGAGACCGATCCGGGGGAAGCAGAAGAGCCAGCGCGGCAGCAGGAGATTCTGCGGATATCGGAATCTGAGAAAAAGTACCGAGAACAGATTCTGTATATGGCGACAGAGATACAGGCCTGCATTCGAAAGGCGGAGGATGAGCCATTGACTATGCAGGAAGTCAGGAGCGCCCATTCAGCAGCCCGGAAGATGCTGACGGCTTTAGATAGGCTCTATGACGTTAAAGAACACGAAATAGGAAAGATTGAAGGACAGATGTCCCTGGAAGACATGGAGGATAGCTATGTTTCTGAATAATACGATTTTAAAAAGACTGATGAAAGAGGCCTATAGAAATGCAAATATGGTAGTTGCGCAGACGGAAGACAGATTTTATATCGGCGGAGCTTATTGGGAAATGAGTGTCAGAAAGGAGTTCATGCCAAAACAGATCATGGCGCAGCTGATTGAACTTGCCGGAGAGGTTCCGGAACAGGGGAAAGCATTCAGGGCGACGAAAGACGGAAATCTGGAGCAAGATGGACTGAGAAGCGAAGTAAAGACAGAGGGATACGAAAAGCCGATAGAGGTGACAGATATTATCATCATTGGGAGCTTGGGGACGTATCAGAGGGTGCTACAGGACAGGGAGGGAAAAACCTATATAGTCAATAACATGTTTGTTGATATAGCAGATAACGATGCGACGGAAGAACAGCGGGGAGAATATAACGTAACACTCCCGATGTATGAAGAGAAGCAAGGAATTTTGTGGATAAATAATGTGGCGAGATTTCGAGCTGGATGGAGATTTGACGATAAACACGCAAGCATATTAAAAGAGATGTCGGGCATAGACCTGACAGTGAATGACGAGCTATGAGCGGACTGATGTTTCCCAAGACCGGACCCCAAAAAAAGAAGCGCCGCAGCCATCCGGACAGCATCATGCAGAAGAAAGAAGAAGGGTATTGCTATCTCTGTGCGCTTCTGGAAGATAACTGGAGGCCCTGCGGATACCGGGAAGAGCATCACGTATTCTTCTCTGCACACCAGAAGCCATTGTCGGAAGAATATGGTCTGAAGGTCTATCTCTGCCGCAGGCATCACCGGGAAAGCCCGGATGCGGTGCATCAGAACTGGAAAAACCGGCGTATCCTGGAGGCCCAGGGGCAGCAGGCTTTCGAAGCAAAATATGGACACAAAAAATTCATGGAGGTTTTCATGAAAAACTATCTGATTGAGGAAGATGAGATATGAGAAAGAGAAAAGACACAAAAGAACGGCACGCTTTGAAGCTGTCGGATGAAAAGCAGCTGGAGCTTATGGCAGCTATGGGAGAACGGAACGACCGGAAGACACGGCGGGCACGGGAAATCTTCAGGCGGCCGGCCTTCGAGGGAACGGAGCTGGCGCCGCATCGGCAGCAGGGTATCAAGCGGGACAATTAGGCCAGTCCGGAGGCTGGCACCTCCGATAATATATCACGATCGGATTTTGTGAACATGGACACGATTGACAGTTCCGGCCCTGCGGGGCCGGAGAAAGGAGGCATAAGTGAAAAGGAAAGTGGTAAAAGAGCTCATAGAGCAGATTGAAGATGAAATTGAAAAAAGCACAGATACAAAGTATGTCACCATAGAAGGTGACGCTATCACGGCGGATGTTGGATGTATTGCTGATTGGATGGAAGAGTATAAAAAGATTCTGGAAAAAAGGTATGAATTTTAGGATTTAGGTGATTAAAACATGAAAGCAATAATGAAATACCCAGGAAGTAAATGGAGGATTGCAAAATGGATTATAAGTTTTTTCCCTGAACATCATAGCTATTTGGAACCGTTTTTTGGAAGCGGGGCTATACTTTTTAATAAGCCAAGAAGCGATATTGAAACGGTGAATGATCTGGATGGAAACATCGTAAATCTTTTCGAGTGGATTAAAAAAGATCCTGAACGTCTGGCCAGAGAAATATATTATACACCTTATGCCCGTCAGATATACGATGCTGCCTTTGGCTTAAATCCTGAAGATAGCCTTGAAAAAGCAGTAAATTTCTATGTCAAGTTAAATATGGGGCATGGGTTCCGGACAACAGGAGAAAAAGTAGGCTGGAAAAACGATATACAGGGCAGAGAAAAGGCATATGCTACGAAAGAATGGTGTAGCTTGCCAGATAAGATTATGCAGGCGGCGGAGCGACTTCGGGGAGTACAAATTGAGAATCTACCTGCAGTAGATTTGATAGGACGATTTAATTTTTCAAACGTGCTTATATATGCTGATCCTCCGTCTGTACTGAATACACGGCATGGGAAGCAATATCGTTATGAAATGAATGATGATGATCACGCTGATTTGCTGGATGCGCTAAAGGCGCATTGTGGACCGGTAGTCCTTTCGGGATATGACAACGATCTGTATAATAGCAGGCTGCGGGGATGGTGGAGGAAAGAAAAAATAAGCTATTCGCAAGTATGTAGCAGAAAAAAAGAAATATTGTGGATGAACTTTGAACCAGTGCAGCAGATAAATTTGTTCGGATAACTGAAATTTAGCGGAGGTAAAATGTGATGAAAATGAAAATAATTTTTAAATGCGGCGAAGCGAAGTATTACAA